GCCCTTTTAAGTCCAGTCCGCTAATGAGACGAACGAAACTAAAACAGGCATAAAAGTCCAACGCCCCCGATAGGGAGCGAAGGCCATTTACTTGGCGGTTCTTTTCTGTTTTTATCTTTTTGCAAATTTTGTGAATTCGTTCAAAGTCCGTTCGGGGGTTTGGTAATTTGTTTATACAATACAGACACTGTTGAAGATGTCAAGGAGCGGTGAGTAGACTGCAGATCCGAATGCGAAAAGAGCATCTTGAGCTTCAGTAGGGCTAGGGGAAGCCATGTACTTCTGAAAATGATCGTTATCGAATATTTGGTCTACTACTGCTAACATCTCTGTGGTGGGCCGAAGTTTGGCGGCGTCACTAATCAATTTCTTGATGTTGACTCTAGTCATAGTCCACACATCTTCTGAAGGAGCAACTTCGGCATAGAAGTCTCTTGTGTTGATGGGAGCAAGGATGCCTTTCCAATCATCGGCGCATCGAGTGCCTGTGTACTGTATTATTGTTTTTGGGGGGCCAACCAGATGGCCGAAAGCGAAATCTTCGCCGGTTGCTCTCCAGAAGTTCATTCTTTTGTTACTTCTCATCATGGTCCCTTCATTGTAGGGCATGGCAGTGTAACCCGTCTTGAGGTCTTCCGTATGAGCTTCCTTAGGAACTCCTAAAGAGGTGGGCAGAGCGGGTGTTTCCTGATAGAAAGGTATGGATATTTCCATGAGTGGTTCAAGAACCTCACTTTGGATAATAGCAGCAGTTGTGTCCTTTTGGACGTACTGACTATTGTGAGGAGCCAATTCATGTTTCACCATAATGTTATCCTTGCTACCTTCCACTGTTTCTGAGGCAACCCTCAGGCTACCAGCTCTGTACCTGTAGAGAAGTTCGCAGGCTGAGAAGAGATCGAAATCGTCCTTAACGCTGTTTTCTTGGGCAGTTGTTGCGTATGGCTGTAAAATCCAACCAACTGGTGTTTCAGTTGATCGAAGCCAACGGTGATACCGCTTAAGAAGTGTGCGCCATCCGGTGATAATCTCTCCAATTGCAATTTTGTTTGCGACAATTTGTTCTCCTCCAGCATTTTCGGGCAAGGTTTCAACGGAGTCGTTGATTCCTGATTGTGCTGGTCCTCTGGTGGAAAAAGTGGGTTGGGCCGGGTAGTCCGTCTTCAATGCCTCTTCTGATGGGATGAGCCTAGTTCCTGAATTGGTCATGGGTAGTGCGAATTGGAAATCCTCTCCTGCTGATGTCTCAACGATAAACTCGATGTGATCAGCTGCAGTCGAAGGGTTCCGCAAAGCGTTAACCACTTGAATATAGATCATGGCTGTGGGGCGATTGGGGGTTAGGATACCTGCGTCTTGAGTGAAGCGGGTATCCAAGGCTTTCCATGGCGTATTCCACTTGTAGGGTACTACAATGTCAAATTTTGTTGTGTCGCGCAAATCATAAACTACCGAATGGACCTTGTTGAAATCGATAGACGTTACGTCCGTACTTGGAATTGCTCCTGGTACGACGAACACTCTGATTCTTCCTGAATGAAACGCTGTTTTGATGATCCGAAGGTGATAGTGTATTGTACCTCGGTAAAATTTGAAGAAATTTGAGAGATAGCTTAAGAACGTGTTTTGGCAGATGTAAGAGTCCGGAATGTAGGGGGCTTTGGTAGAATCGTTAGGGATGATCTTTTGACAAGACATCGGATCCACAGGCCACTTCCATATGATAGAACTCTGTTTATCTACTTTTTGCATCTTGAAGCGGTTGAGGTAAACTGGTTGGGCAAGAATATGAGAGAAGCTCATTTCATCTTGTTCGGTCCCAAACACATTAACTGGAATTTCTGTTTCATTGCAAGAACAAAAAGCTAGGCTTTTGGCTTTGGAGTCGCCGTCGTAGTTGGCTAGGTTGTTTCCAACCACCAACACGTCTTTGGAAGGAAGACGATGATCAATAGGTTTTGAGAATCCAAAGAAACTCGCTACACTACTAACCACACTACTTCCCCACTCGACTGCTGAAGCGATGCCTCCTATGACGGGAACATCTTTCAACACGCTGGCAACTTGTCCAACTCCTTCAGCCACAGTGCTAATTGGTCCTCGCTGTTTAGGTGGATTTGCTTTGAGATTTTTGTCTTTTTGAGTTTTGGGGGTGGGCAATGATCCTGCCTGTGCTGGACCAGAAGTGACAATCGGTAAACCTGTTGGGAGTGACACCTCCACGTTCGATGCTGTAATCCATACTGTACCATCTACATTATCCAATCCTGTGAGTGGAGAATAAACATAAAGTTTAACTACACCAAGATAGCCGAAGCCATTCAAAAGATCGAAAGCTGATATGATAGACGAGTACGGGACAGTAATTTCTGCGGAAGTATCTTCACTGAGATCAAGAGTGACATGACGATAACCTGTGAGACCTGAGAAGGTGCTGACATTGGTTGGTGTCTGTTGGTTTTATTCGTGAAGCGGGATAAACATGAGCAGCAAATAACCTGCATTAAATGGCTGCGCGTTTACTTGAACACGAATTTTAAAATCACACTTGAGATAGCGGAAACCTTGAAGTTTTTCCTGAATCATCTGAGCTTGTAACCATGAACGCGGAAGGCTGACTTCCTTAACTAACTCGACCGCATCTGGGGCTGATGCAAGCCATTCGAAATCGGCATAGTGCACTGGTCTCTGGAGGAAACCAATGACGTCGTTAGTTAATTTATCGTCAAGATCGCGGAGTTTTTGAAATTCGTCGAACGGATGTTCAACGATATCTCGCGCAACCTCGCCTTCCTCATGGAACACCAAGATCTCTTCTTGTTCGGACACAATTTGTTCTTCTTGTTTTATCATTGCTAGATTTGAGTTGTTTGTTTCTGTGTTTGCAAGTGAATTGTTTTTCGCCTTGACCGGGGTCCACTTAAGCTGTCCGTCAGGCGGGTCGACAGAATATCCTATTTTCTTTACATGGGCAAACATTCTGCACTAGAGGTAAATACCTCTCCCATGCGCTTTCTCCTCTGAATTTTCTTCTTCAAAGTAGCCTAGCGACCGCAGCAGTCCAAGTTCGTCATTCGACCATTTACAAACGAGGAAGATCACGCGGAATTTAGTTTTGGGAAAGCACCGAGCGGATGGGCTGCTCAGGTGCGGGGCGGGTGTTTAGATGAAAGAATCAACTTCCTTCTGGTTTCGGCTGTCCACCGAGGCGAACATGTTCATTCGAGCTAGATCAGTCTCTTGGTACTCTTTGTAGGTCGAGAGATTACAGGGCCAGTAGTTTACTACTTTGGCTCGTGCTTCCTCAAATACTGGGGAGTATCTGATGAAGGTATAGTGATCGTGTTGGGCTAGCTCGTGATGTGCCTCTTCCAGAACTTCTGCCGTTAGTTCCATCACGTTTGCACCACGCTTTACCCACATCGCCATCTCCAAGATAGTATCAAGCGAATGCGGGCAACGCCATCGTTTTTGTTCTCGGTCAAACCGAAAACCTCTTTTCAGGAATGCAACTTCCGTCAAGAGCCTGGACTGTACTAAGTTTCCCGTCTTAGCTTCGTCCGTATAGACCATTCCGATCTCTAGGAAGGCCTCTGTCATTGTTAGCTGGTTAAACCACGGCAACATATTCGGGTGAATATTATAGAGATCATCGTCGCCGTAGTTCACGTGTCTGACGTACTTTGAGAAATTGCTCAACGATACCATGTCGGGCGCATACTTCCTTGCACACAAAACCCAGACGTACCTCGCAACGATGCTGTGATACACCGAATTGAGAATTACTGTCATGGGATTGCCGCTCGGTTGTGAGTGCGTCCACTGGTATAAATAACCCTGTTGGCCATTTCTCGTTCCATCAAATGGAGTTGTGAGGTGCACACTGTTTACCAAATCACACCACAATCCTAGTCGGATCTTTCTGTCTTCGGGCGTACTATTTTCATAGAAACGCTCTACAACGTCCAGAACCTCCCACATGATTGCAGATGAAAGGGTGCCGTCATAGTTCGAAAAGTCGCCTGCGACAACGTCTCGTCCGAACTCCGACATCCTGTTTCCAAGTGTGTTCCATTGTTCTCCAAACGGATTGATTCCGACTGTACTCTCGATGTGCACGCAATTTCTCATTACGTGCGCGTTAAAACCTGAAAAGTACTGTCTGAAGATCAAGCAATAAACCATTTCGCCGGCTGCGAAAAGTCTTGTTTTACCCTGCTCGACTTTTTCAATCGTTCTCCTTTCGTCCTTCAACGTGTCGATGAACACCGTTCCTGCACGCTGACCGTTCCTGAGTCTTTCCATCATCTCGTCTCGCTTCGCAAGCACTTCCGGGTGATCGGTAACGTAGTTTTCACCACTTCCCAACCACGGTTCCTTTCCTTTACCTTTTGACTCCCAGCCGAAACCGGGTGAGGTGTTTCGCTTGACGGGCTGGTAAAAGTGGTCATCGCTTCCGACAATTGCTTCCTCCCAACTCAACACTCGATCATCTCGTTTGTCCTGCTTCAAGTCCATGACTACCGTCTGGTAGTGCTCCGAACATCTCCTGAGAATTTCCGCATCGACCGGAACATTCTCCGTGTCTGCTTTCCTTCTCGCATTCTCCAGCGGGTCAACTATTTCACCATCTTTGTAGAAGGGTCGTAGTCTCGCCGGTGCCGTTTTCGGTTCCTGAAGCAATCCGAAGATTGGTCCTGGTTTGATCACGGTGTTCGAACTTCCTGCTCTTGCCATTGCCTTTCCGTAGCTCACAAAGTTTCCGAATGAACGATCCGTCTCTTCTCCTTCGATAGGAAACGAACCATCCAACGTCGACTCTGCGTTCTGAATCTTCAAGCCTTTCTGGAGTTCTGCTAACAATTCCTGATGTATCGCAACTGCGACACCTTGGTAACCCTGGGAATCGTAGCCTGCCATGTGAATTCCGATAATCTTCCTCGTTGTCGAGGGATCAAAAGCAACCGCAACGCTGCCGCAGTCTCCCGATTTCGAATGGATTCCGTACCTCCACCAATCTCGCACCATCGTGATGTTTCCATCCTGTTCGATTAGTTCAAAGTCCGCGACCTTATCAATTGCTTGACATCGATCGGTGAACCTCAAACACATGTCCAAGTCGCTTCCATAGCCTAGCAAACACGCCGCACTCAACTGCGAATGCTGTTGAAAATCTCTCTTCGTCATGAAAAACTTTCGCACATCCGCGTGAACCATGCAATGCCGGGGCATCTCAATCATCACGACGTCTTTCATCGAGTGAATTCCCTCATCGATAAACGACACCTCTGCTTCCTTCATCTGCTCCTCTGTCATTCGCATTCCTTTCTGCACGGATTTGTTGAAGATTTTGATTTCCTTGTCCTTAACGAGATTGTAAATATGGCGGTTCGTTATTGCTAACTTACCAACCACAAATACAAGGTTTCCCACAAAGACCCATCGATCATCCAACTTCATCTCAATTCCGTAGATGTTCCGTTTCAATTTCTGCGTCACTTCCTGGGCGTTCTGATCATTTGTTGCTTCCGCATCTCCTGTCTCGACGTTTTTTTTGGCACTTCCTACTGTTCGGTCTTGATGACTTTCGACATTCTTTCGCACTACTCCGGAGGTCTTGTTCTGGAAACTTTCCACGTTCTTTCTAACAGCTCCAAGGGTCTTCTGTTGAAAACTCTCCGGAGCTACAAATTGATCGAAGAATTTCTCCGGATTTTCAACTCCTGCAAACGCTCCATACTCTTTCTGAATCTTCGACAACGTCTCCGCACATTCTGAGTTCGACATCTTTTCTGGGGTCTTTCCGAGCTGCAACTGTAAGTTTTGAATGAGCACCAACAACTCCGCTGGGGGGTTGCGGTAACACTCTTTCTCCGCTAAAGCTTTAGCTAAGAGTTCTTCCTTGTCTCGAATTTCGTCCGTCTTTGATGAAAATAGATAGCGATAAATTGCCTGAAGGGCCTGAATTCCGAGCGAAACGAGCATGATAGTCAAAAAGATTTTGAGTCCTTCGACCGCCGACTCGAACGCTAGATTCACGAATGGTCGCCAACTTTCTGGGATTTTTGCTTGACACTTCCTCCTAAATGTATCGATCGCCGTCAACGTCCCGAAGTAAAAACTCCAGAAGTCAACGTGATATTTTGTACACACTTCGAACCAGGTTGAGGGGACGTTGAATGAAAACATGACTCTCTCGAACAGGTCAATCCTTTCTTCTTCCGTGAGGAAGCTTCCATTTTTCTCTGCGCCGTTAACAACGGCCCATGCTTGCAATAAAGCTCGCACGAACCGAATCTTGACCTTGTCTCCTTTCCTCGTCCAAAAGCATCTCTTCATGTAAAATTCTCGCCATTGATGGTTTGAACCTACTGATGGGTAATCCGTTTCTGTCTTTGAAAAGTCCGGTCCAACGAGCTCTCCGAGATATGTGAGATTCTCCCGACATATGTCATTGAGGTCGATATGAGTTCGTTCTTCGTCCGTTGTCTTGCTGGAAAACCAATCCCAACATTGTGCCTGTCCTTGTTTCTCAACACACTTCCTGAAATAATCACTGGTATGATCGAGCTTTTCTGTCCAATTTTCTGAGCAAACAACAAAGTGTTTTCACACTTCGTCGCAACCTGGTCGAATGAGAGTCCTTTTTCAAGAACCGTCACTCCTCCTGTCGAAACATCTGCTGGAGTGGGGTCACACTGGGGGTCAACGAGATCGAAAAGCCACACATCGTCGTATACATCTGGATTTGTTTTTGCTGCCTCAGCCACCTTGTGGTGGTCAAGGGTGAGGGTGTTTTCTTTGCCAATCAATTGCATCTTGCTGAATTCCGGTCTGGGATATTGCATGAATTTAAGTGAAACTCTCCTTAGAACTGCTTCTGGGTTTGTAATCGACTCGAATTTGAATGAAGATTGATTTGAGGTCCAAATGACATATTTCGCTCTGAAAAAGGTGGAGCCTTTCTCATTAAGAGAAGCCATCGGAAGCTGCCAGACTGCTGAATTTTGCATTCTGATAACTTCAAATGGTTCACTTGAGGGACTTGCCGCTGTATCGACTCTGCTTCCAAAATCATCCACGACGACACCAACTACTCCCGAATTGTATCCATCGAATCTTTCCTGTCCGCAATCTCTGTAGTACACTTTCGTATATAAATCTGATGGGTCGGTATGTCCAAGTTTTGTCAAAAGGCGGGCATTGAGCAAGCTCGTTGCCTCCGATTTTCCAACTCCTGTCTTACCAACGAAGTGGAAAATGACCGGTGGTACTCTAGGGATATGTTTTCCTGCTGAACAGTGAGCTGCTTCGTTTCGCATTCTTCCAAGCCACGCATACGCTGAATTGAATCTTGATCTTTGAGTGGGGGGGACTCGCAACTGATCCAGAGTTTTCATCAAGACATCTCCTCGCATGAGCAAGTCGTCAATCTTAATTACTAATTCCTTCTCGGTTTTAAGTCTTTCTTCGAATCCTGAATTGTTGAGTTCCTGAATTTCTGAGCAATAATCGTCGTACGATTTCCACGCGTCCAAATTTGAACTAGTGTAACCAAAGAAGTTAACACGAATGTAATCAATCACCTGTTCCATTGCTGGAGTGATGTAATCTTTCATCGTTTCAACCGATTTGATACACGCTCCGATTTTTGAGAGTTTGAGAATGAAGTTTGTCATGCCTTTTGTGTCCGGAAGGGATCCAACGCCAAGAGTCGAGAGAACGACTCCAAGCATAGTGAAAATGGGCACGAAAAGTTGATCTGCACTGGTTGCCTGCGCATTTGAAGAAAACCATCCCTTTGCTAATTTCGTTAAGCTAAGAATGATCTCCTCTGTACACGGTAAGCTTGAAATAAAATGCAAAACTGAAATTGTCGTTGTCGTCGAATTGGTTGAGTTGAAAATCTGAGCCATGAAGAATGAGAAGTCTTTGAGAACTCTCTTCCACGGCACTTCGACTGATTTTGCTTCCATCGCTTGAATAAGATTTTTGAAGAAAGGGAAATCGAAATTGACATTGTGAGTGATCTGATCGGGGACGAACCAGCTTTGGGCCGGTCCAGAATGTTTCTCTTTTGGATAGTAGTCTTCTGCAATTGTTGCTGTTTCTCCTAGCCAACGTTTCTTCTTGAGGAATTCTCGCATCTGCAATTTTTCTCTCTTCTGGGGTTTGTCCGAAAAGTATTTTCTGTCTCTTAGACTCGCTCTCCACATTTCTTCCGGTAAGTCGCAAAACTTTCCTTGTTCACAGTGGTGAACACACTTCTCACATGAGCAAGAAGCATATCCGCGACATCCTTCGGTGATACACTTGTTAATTTTCCCGTCTGGGGTATATCTAAATCTTGTTCTATCCATGTCTCGGGCAAAGATCAAACCTTCGTTGAATTCAATGATTTGATCTAGCAACTCTTCGTCTTCTGCTGAGAATTTGGATTCCGGGTGAAGTCTTTGGAATTTCGACATCTTTTTGTAGAGCTTCTTGAAGATAGTATCGTCATCTGAGCAATTTTCGTATCCGTCCGTGAGCATGATGTATGTCTGTCTGTCTGAACAAAAGTACCGGGCAACTGTAGTTCCACGTCGTGTGAAAAAGATTCGATACCACTGTTTTTCTTCCAAATCCGTTTGAATGTTTTCGGCTCCGTACTTGAAAGACCACATGAATTGTGATCTGAAATTGTACTCGGCTCCTGCAAGTCTTCGACAGTGAAATCCGTTCGGGAGGGTGGTCTTGAAAATCGTTCGATCGGGTTCTGATGCCAATCGGAAAAGTTCTGATCTTTCTTCTGAGGTCGGGTTGTATTGAGTAAGACGCGAAGTTATTTTTGGTAGCTTCGCGAATTCGGGTCGATTTTGAAACTGTTTGGGGATAATGAATCGTTGTTGTCCTGGGTCATTCATTCTTTCACGCAACTTTTCCAACTGCTCTTCTTCACGGATGACGATTTGTTCCCAATAGGGAATCGGATCATCGATTCGCTGACGGTTCGCCATTATTTCTGGCCATGGATTCCATTGGTAGCGAGGGGGGGGTTGATAGTACTCTCGCACTTCCCATTCATCGAAATTGATGGGTCCTTCGTAGACGACATCATCGTTCCACGGCATTGGATCTTCATTCCACGCATCATCGACATTGTTGTTGTTGTTGTTATTGTTGAAGTTTTCCATTGTTGATAGTTTTGAAATTGTTTGAAATCTAAGGAACGTAAGCAAAATGATGCTCGTATTGTTGTCTTCGTTTTTGAAAAAGGGTGACATTAGAATTTGAAAGCCCCGAGTCATCGGCCTACCATATTTATCAAGAAAGACTTGAAAGGTACTGGTCGTCCTAAATTCGCACTTAAGCTTTCCACGCTAAGAATACTTTTCCACAATAACACACGCTCGCATCAACGCGAGATATAAGATATGATGGTCTTATATTCTTTCTCCCCTCACGCACTAAATCTTCTTGATTTGAGATACGGTAGAGGAGCATATGTCTGCTTCAAAGCGGCACTTTCTCGGTACTTACTTTAGATTAAATATACTATGAAACTTACTAAACCTGTGATAATCCTTAACGAATAGGGATTGGTTAGCTCGGGCGCTGTTTTGCCGGTCAATGCTACACAAGCGTTTTCTGTTTCAGGGACGGGTTGACTATATGATAATATTTGTTTGGTTTTGTTTTTCAGTCAACGTTACTACAAAGAATAAATGAATATGTACAATGAGAATTATGAAAATAATTGTATCGCGTAAGTGATCGTAATAATATAAAATTATAAAGGATCGGTCTTACTCTCATAAGAGGCTATAATTATTAACGTAATAAAGTGATAATATGAATATATATATAAAAATGAACACTGGATAAATAATAAACATCTACAATTGAGTGTAACAGAACGCATAATCCTAAACTGGGTTCGGGTAATAACATTCGTACCTGTAGACACTTTCAACGGTATTTGAATTATTACTTATTATTTGGGATAATGCATAAACACTAGAATAAGGCTAGTGAGTGGGAATATTAAAGAATCGCCATAACTTATAGGGGGGGGGGGTTTGTTTGTTCGACACTTTTTATACATACGGGCTTAGGACCTGTAAATCTAAATAACTATGAGAGCAACGAAGGCCCGTGCATCAAAATAAACTACTTTGTCGTCGTCTAATTGAGTAGCAGCGGGGTATCGGTGGTGATAGATTAAATAAATAAACAAATTTGCAACTGAGTTGTCAGGCTCACACC